GAACTTTGCTTCAACTGTATCTCTACATGAGACAGGTAAACCTAAAGTGGTTATCGTTGATGAAGCAGATTACATGAATGCTGAGAGTGTTCAACCTGCCCTAAGAAACTTTATAGAAACATTTAGTAATAATTGTAGATTTATTTTTACATGTAATTATAAGAATAAAATTATACCTGCAATTCATTCCAGATGTACGGTAATCAATTTTTCTATTCAGAAAAAAGATAAAGAGAAACTAGCAGGTTTATTTCACAAACGATTATCCACAATCCTAGAACAAGAGAACATTGAGTTTGAACCAAAGGTATTGGCAGAACTTATTATTAAGTTTTATCCAGACTTTAGACGAACTATTAATGAACTACAAAGATATTCTGTATCAGGTAAAATAGATACAGGTATACTTGTTAATATTGCTGAAGCAAATATCAAGTCTTTAAACAAGGCACTAAAAGATAGACACTTTGGTGATATGAGAAAATGGGTTGTAGATCACATTGACCAAGACCCTGCTGGTTTATACAAAGACTTATATCAAAACTTTTATACAGAATTACAACCACAAAGTATTCCACCTATGGTTATTCTTCTGGCAGAATATCAATATAAGAATGCCTTTGTAGCAGATCCTGAATTGAACATGGTTGCTTGTCTCACCGAGATAATGACCGAATGTAAATTCAAATGAGTGACTACAGCCTAACAAACTATCTCACAGCTATCAATTACAGTAAAGAGAAATTACTTGATACTGATGATAGAGATTGGGAAAAGAAGTATCCACCTTTTATAATCAATAAAGGTTTGTCTTATTTTTCAGACACAGTTATGTATGCTAACGAAATGAATAGGTTACATCATGCTACGAAGCATATGCAATTCTCATTTTATCTAAATAGTATAAAGTCTAGAAAAAGGTTTAGTAAATGGTTAAAGTCTTCGAAGATAAAAGACCTAGATGTTGTAAAACAACACTTTGGTTATTCTAATAAGAAGGCACAAGAGGCTTTATCTTTAATGACTAAAAAACAGATTGATTATATAAAAGAGAGATTATATAAAGGTGGGAGAAAATGAGTGAAGTTATAGAATGGAAACCAGACAGTATGCTCGAAGTAAAGATAAAAGAGCCAGATGATTTCCTAAAGATTAGAGAGACACTAACCAGAATAGGTGTAGCAAGTAGAAAAGAACGAAAGATTTATCAATCGTGTCACATACTACACAAACAAGGTAGATACTTTATTGTACACTTTAAAGAACTGTTTGCTTTAGATGGCAAGACAGCAAATATTTTTGCAAATGATATTGAAAGACGAAATACAATTGCACAACTATTAAGTGATTGGGGTTTAGTAGAGTTAGTAGGTATTGTGGAAAACAAAGCACCACTATCTCAAATTAAAGTTTTACCATTCAAAGAAAAACATGAATGGGTATTAGAACCAAAATATAATATTGGAAAGAAAGGAAACGAGGATGGCGAGCAGAGAAATGATGATCCAAGCAATTAGGCAACATGCTATTGGACATATAGAAAAACACAAAACAAACGTAGAAATCTATTTAAAAAGTTCTGTTGGTATTGGTGAACATGGTGACATTATGGAAACCATAGAAAAAGAATTAAACATAATCGCACAATACCACGATCAACTTGAAGTATTAGACAAATATTTTTAACCCTTGACTTTTAAGTCAAAACCTGATATAATTATATTATGAATTTTTACACCAATGTGTCGCCTTATGGTGACGAATTACTTGTTAGATATTTCGACAATGGTAAAAGATGTGAGGACCGTGTACCATATGTTCCTCGTCTTTTCGTACCTACAAAAGGTAAAGGTCGATTTAAATCCTTAACAGGTATTGGTTTGGATTCCGTATCGTATAAGTCTATCAAAGAAGCAAGACAAACAATTAAACGATACGAAGAGCACCCAAATTTTTTACACGGCACAGATAGATTTCAATATCAATACATGGCTGATTATTGGCCAGGTAATACAGAATACGATAAAGATAAACTTCGTATTTACACAATTGATATTGAGGTTGAAAGTGAACATGGTTTTCCTAATGTAGCAGATTGTGCTGAAAAAATGATTTGTATTACTGTAAAAGACCAAGTTAAAAAACAAATATTGGTTTGGGGTATGGCAGATTATACAGTTAAACAAGATAATGTTCATTATGTAAAATGTGAAAATGAAAGAGACTTACTCAAACAATTTTTAAAATTCTGGTCAGCATATTCACCTGATGTTCTTACAGGTTGGAATAGTAAATACTTTGATATTCCATATCTGGTTAAACGTATAGGTAAGATACTAGGCGATTCCTCTATGAAACGCATGTCACCTTGGAATATTATACAAGAAGATCAAACATATGAATTAGGTAAAACCCAAACTTATTATAGATTACTAGGTATTGCTCAACTTGACTATTTACAACTCTATCGTAAATTTACAATTAAGAACCAAGAAAGTTATAGATTAGATCATATTGGTAAAGTAGAACTTGGTGAACAAAAAGATGATAATCCATTTGATACTTTTAAAGAGTGGTACCAACAAGATATACAATCATTTATTGATTATAATATACAAGACGTTGAATTGGTTGATAAACTAGAAGATAGACTACAACTTATTGAACTAGCATTAACAATGGCATATAATGCCAAAGCAAATTATGAAGATGTATTCTCACAGGTTAGAATGTGGGATACAATTATATTCAATGAATTACTAAAAGATAATATCATTGTTCCAATGCGTGATATGAATCCTACATCACCAGAACTTGTTGGTGCATATGTAAAAGATCCTAAAGTAGGTTTTCATGATTGGGTTGTATCTTTTGATTTAAATTCACTATATCCACATCTTATTATGCAATATAATATTTCACCTGAAACTATTTTACCAGATAAAAAGAATGTAGATATAACTGACTTGTTAGATAAACAAGTAGATACCTCTGATGGTAATTGTATGGCTGCCAATGGCACAATGTATAAAACAGGTAAACAAGGTTTCTTACCTCGTATCATACAAAAAGAATATAATGATAGAACAATCTATAAAAAGAAAATGCTTGAGGCAGAACAGCAATATGCTAACACCAAAGATCCAAAGTATGAAAAACTAGCACGAAGATATTATTTGGTTCAGCATTCTAAAAAGATTTCGCTAAACAGTGCATATGGTGCTATTGGTAACAAATACTTTAGATACTATGATCATAGAATGGCAGAGGCGATTACTACATCTGGTCAACTGAATATACGTTGGATAGATAACAAACTAAATGAATACTTTAATAAGTTATATAAAACAAAAGATGATTACATTATTGCTTCAGATACAGATTCCGTTTACATCAATATGGCACCTCTTGTAAAAATGACTGGTGCAACTGATAAAAATAAAATTGTAAAAGCATTAGATAAATTTTGTAGTGAAAGACTAGAACCATATATTACAAAGTGTTATGACGAACTAGGTAGTTATATGAATGTCTATGAAAATAAAATGGTTATGAAACGAGAGGCAATTGCTGACAAAGGTATATGGACAGCAAAGAAAAGATATATTTTAAATGTACACAATTCAGAAGGTGTACAATATCCAGAACCTAAATTAAAGATTATGGGTATCGAGGCTGTAAAAACATCAACCCCTTTACCTTGTAGAGATAAACTTAAAGAGGCATTTAAAGTTATCATGGGTGGCGATCAAAAAGAAATGAAAGACTTTATTGTAAACTTTCGTAGAGACTTTGAGTTACTACCACCAGAAGATATTGCTTTTCCTCGTAGTGTTAATGGTGTAAACAAATATGGTGATACCACATCTATCTACAAGAAAGGTACACCAATGCATGTTAAAGGTGCATTGTTATATAATCATTTACTTAAAACAAAAAAAGTTTCACATAAGTTTCAACAATTCTATGAAGGTGATAAAGGTAAATTTGTACATTTACGAAAAAATATGTGGAATGCCAATGTCATTACCTTTATGGCAAAATTACCTAAAGAATTTGAAATGCACGGTCTCATAGATTACGAACAACAATTTACAAAATCATTTATGGAACCTTTACGATTTATACTTGACGCTATCAATTGGAAGATAGACGCTTCTGATAGTGCGACAATTGAGGATTTTTTTGCATGATATACAATTTAAAAGACGTTATAGAATCCAGTAAACGAGAAAGATTTAATGTTATCTCTACCTTTGCAGGTGGAGGTGGCTCATCTACAGGTTACAGACTTGCAGGTGCTAAAATTTTATGTATTAATGAGTTTGTTGAAGAAGCACAAAATACATATAGAGAAAATTATCCAGACACACCAATACTACCTGGTGATATAAAAAAATTATCTGGTAAAGATTTTTTAGATATTGCAGGTACAACTGATATAGATATACTAGATGGTTCGCCACCTTGTAGTGCATTTAGTGTGGCAGGTAAACTATCTCATTCATCAGGTGGTAAACATTCTGATGGTTGGGGAAAGACTAAATCATACTCTGATGGTATGATGGTAGAAAACATTGAAGATTTATTTTTTGAGTTTCTACGAGTAGCAAATGATATTAAACCAAAAGTTATTGTTGCAGAAAATGTTGCTGGTCTAACGATTGGTGAAGCAAAAGAATATTATAATAAAATATTAAATGAATTTGAAAAGATAGGCTATGATGTTTGCTCACAAGTAATGAATAGTAAAGATTATAGTGTATCTCAAACAAGAACCCGAGTTATCTTTATTGGTATAAGAAACGATATTACAGAAAAAGTTGGATTAAATTTTATGACAATACAAAATGTTTTTCCTGAACCAAATAATAAAGTTATACCTTTAAAAGAAGCATTAGAAGGATTGGAATACGATCCTGAAGAAGTAAAAGAACTAACAGAAAAATTTGTGAATACAGCATACTGGAAAGATACAGGTAGTAAAATGCCTAACGATCCAGACAAAGTTTTAACTGGTGGTGACTATCATCCAAAGGGTCATCATTTTAATTTAAAACGAGTATCACAATTTGCACCAGCACCTACATTGACAGCAATGGGTAGTGGGCAAACAAATGCTGGAGCGTTTCATTGGAACGAACCACGAAAACTTACTTTGGGTGAATTGAAAAGAATACAATCATTACCAGATGATTTTATTCTAACCGGTAAATGGAATCAAAGGGCAGAAAGAATAGGTAGAATGGTACCACCGTTAATGATGAAAGCAATAGCGGATTCTATATATGATAAAGTCCTTGACAAACTATAGGAGACCTGATATAATGAAAGAACTTATGGAAAAACTAGACGAACAAAATCTAACAGTAACAGATTATGCTACTATAATTAAAATAATACAAGCGTCTTTACAACGAGGTAGTATTCGTGCTGAAGAATGTACAACCGTTGGAAAGATATATGATAAATTACAAATGATGATACAGAAACAACAAAAGGAGAATGACAATGCCAGACTTTCTGAAACAAATAATTAAAGACACAGGAAACGAATACGCCAGTTTAGTAAGCGAAGGTGTTGAGGCAGGTGATGTAGATACTTTTATCAACACAGGTTCTCATATGTTTAATGCCTTACTGTCAGGTAGTATTCATGGTGGTATACCATCAAACAAAATAACTGCTATCGCAGGTGAAAGTGCAACAGGTAAAACATTTTTTGTATTAGGTATGTGTAAATCATTTTTAGATAATAATCCTGACGCAGGTGTTATTTACTTTGAGAGTGAAAGTGCATTAACAAAACAATTAATTGAAGACAGAGGTATTGATAGTGAACGTATGGTTATCATGCCTGTAACAACAGTACAAGAATTTAGAACACAATCCTTAACTGTACTAGACAAGTACATGGAACAAAATGAAGCAGATAGAAAACCTATCTTATTAGTCTTAGATAGTTTAGGTATGTTATCAACTACTAAAGAGGTTGAAGATACAGCAGATGGTAAGGAAACTAGAGATATGACTAGGGCACAAGTGTTAAAGGCTGCGTTTAGAGTGTTAACTTTAAAACTAGGTCGTGCAAAAGTGCCAATGGTTATTACTAATCACACTTATGATGTTGTGGGTGCATATATGCCTACAAAAGAAATGGGTGGTGGTTCTGGTTTAAAATATGCTGCCTCAACAATTGTGTATCTTTCAAAGAAAAAAGAGAAAGATGGTACAGAGGTTATTGGTAATATAATACATTGCAAAACACAAAAGTCCAGATTATCAAAAGAGAACATGATGGTTGATGTGAGATTACGATACGAAACGGGTTTAGATAAATATTATGGTTTACTAGACTTAGCGTGTAAGTATAATATTTTCAAACAAGTATCAACAAGAATTGAGTTACCAGATGGTTCAAAACAATATGCAAAAACTATTTACAATGAACCTGAAAAATATTTTACAGATGATATATTACAACAAATAGACGAAGCGGCTAAAAAAGAATATTCATATGGCAATCCCGAAGTATAGTTATGTTGAACACCCAAGATTTGAACAAACGGGTTTTCAAATTATTGATGGTGAATATAAAGACATAGTTTATACTTACGGAAAAGTAAAGCCTATTGAAGAAGATGAAAAGTTAAGATTGAAGTTTGAGTATGATGTTCACGAAAATCCTAATGATGTGGATACAAAGTCAGATAACTTTATTAACACAATTGGTGATATATTAACGATTGAAATAGAAAAGGAAAAAGATGGTAACAGCGGAGAAGATAGAGAGAACGGCTCTCAGGAATCTAATACATAACGAAGACTATACGAGAAAAGTTTTACCTTTTCTTAAACCAGAGTATTTTCAAGACCGTAGTGAGCGTGTAGTATTTACAGAAATACAAAAATTTATTTCTCAATACAATAAACGACCTACAAAAGAAACTCTACAAATAGACCTTGGTAAACGTAAAGACCTGAATGAAGATGAATACAAACAAATAGTATCTCTTATAACTTCTCTTAATCCTGAAGATGTTGACCTAGAATGGTTAGTCAATACCACAGAAAAATTTTGTAAAGATCGTGCTGTTCATAATGCAGTTATGGAAGGTATACATATATTAGATGGTAAAGATAAAAAACATACCCAAGAAGCAATACCAGAAATACTCCGTGACGCTTTGTCTGTTAGTTTTGATAATGCTGTGGGGCACGATTATTTACTCGATATAGAAAAACGATTTGACTTTTACCATAAACGAGAAACTAAAATACCTTTTGATCTAGACTATTTCAACAAAGTTACAAAAGGTGGTTTACCAACTAAAACTCTCAATGTTGCATTAGCAGGTACAGGTGTTGGTAAAACTTTATTCATGTGTCATCAAGCTGCAAGTGCATTGGCACAAAACAAAAATGTTTTGTATATCACTATGGAAATGGCAGAGGAAAGAATTGCTGAAAGAATAGACGCAAACTTACTTAATATTTCTATGGAAGATTTACATATGTTGAATAAAAAATTATTCAATGATAAGATTACACAACTACAATCTAAAACTACTGGCACACTAATTATTAAAGAGTATCCAACTGCTAGTGCAGGTGCAAATCATTATCGTGCCTTAGTAAATGAATTGGCATTGAAAAGAACTTTCAAACCAGATATTATTTTTATTGATTATATTAATATATGTGCCTCATCAAGATTTAAGGCAGGTTCTAATATTAACAGTTATACCTATATCAAAGCAATTGCTGAAGAACTAAGAGGTTTGGCTGTAGAATTAGATGTGCCTATCGTAACGGCAACACAAACGACCAGATCAGGTTTCGTTTCAACAGACATAGGTTTAGAGGACACCTCTGAATCCTTCGGGCTTCCAGCAACAGCAGACTTTATGTTTGCGTTGATCTCTAGTGAAGAACTAGAAAAGGCAGGGCAAATGCTTG